ACCTGGCGCCGGATTGTCACCGACTTTCTGAAAGCCAAGGGCGACCCCAGCAAGCTGAAGACGTTTATCAACACAACGCTTGGCGAGGCATGGGACGACACCGAAGGCGAGAAGATTGAGCCGGACAACCTGTTTGCAAGGCGCGAACACTATCAGGCGCAGGTGGCCGTTGATTCGTGCGTGTTGACCGCTGCAGTGGATACGCAGGACGACCGGCTTGAGCTTGATGTGGTGGCCTGGGTCAACGGTGAGGAATCATACCGGGTGGCCTACAAACGACTGTACGGCGACCTGTCCCGCACGGAAATCTGGAACCTGCTTCATAAAGAACTGACGAAGCAGTACACCAGCCCGAGCGGAGCGCTTCATAATATCAAGCTCACCATGCTGGACTCGGGCGGCCACTTCACTGACGAGGTTTACAAGTTCAGCAAGAAGTACGGGCCGCGCCAGTTCATCCCGATCAAAGGCCATTCCATCGCAGGCAAGCCGGTTGTCGCGTTTCCCCGGAAGCGGAACGACAAGGGCGTCTACCTGACGATGATCGGCACGGATACCGCGAAAGAAATCATCACCAGTCGATTCCGAATCATGAACCCCGGCGAGGGTTACATGCACTGGCCGGTGTCTGATGAATTCGATGAAACCTATTTCCAGCAGATCACCAACGAACGCCGGAAGGTGGTCTATCGCAAGGGCCGGAAGCAGATCGAATGGGATGCCGGTTCACGCCGGCAAGAACCTTTCGACACTGCGGTTTATAACCTGGCCGCGATCCGTCTACTTCAGCAACACTTCGGCGTGAATCTGGCTCGTTACCGGAAAGAAGGCGATGAGAGCGGTGACGCGCCACCAAAGAAGAAACGCAAAACCGGCAAAGTTCACACCCCTACAGGAGGATGGTTATGAGTGAAGCAAGCACCCTGCTGCCGCTCTACGTCGAAGCAGAGATAAGAATCCTCAAGGGCCAGAGCTATGAATTCGCCGGTCGGACCTGGACCGGTGCCGACTTGTCCGAGATCCGCAAAGAGCGCGAGCGCCTTGAGCGCCGGGTTTTCCTTGAGCAGCGCCGAGCGAAGGGCCGGAGAACTCACTCACTGGCGACCTTCTCATGAATGTAATTGATTCAATCCTGAAGCCCATTTCGCCGAGTTGGGCACTGAAGCGGGCAAAGTCCCGGCAGATGCTGGCTTTCTATGAGGCCGCCAGACCGTCACGCACCCGGCGCAACCCGAAAGACAACCGCTCGGGCAACACGCTGACCGATGGCGTGAACGAGACATTGCGCGGGCAGGCTCGACACCTTGAGCAGAACCACGACCTTGCCCGAGGCATTCTGACCTGCCTGGTCAACAACGTGGTTGGAGCCAAAGGCATCGGCGTGGAGTTCGCGCCAAAGAACGCAGACGGCACTGTGAACAAGGTTCTGGCCGACGAGCTTTCGTGGTACTTCATGGAATGGTCCCGACACCCGGAAACCTCTGGCGAATACAACTGGGCCAAAACTCAGCGCATGATGGCCCGGGCCTGGTTCCGTGATGGCGAAGTTCTTTCAAAATCTCTGATCGGCAACATTCCGCTGCTTCGTCACAACACAATGGTCCCGTATTCGCTGGAATTGCTGGAAGCGGATCACATTGCCGACTTTGATTCGCCAGGGCGCCGCATCATTCAGGGCGTCGAGCGTAACGAGTGGGGCCAGCCTCTGTTCGTTTACCTCTATGACCAGCACCCGGGCGACGTGTTTGGCTTCAAGATGAATTATCGCCGCACCGCTGCCGAGAATGTGGATCATCTGAAGATGACCGATCGCATCCGACAGAACCGGGGCGTTTCGATCTTCGCAGCGGTCATGAACCGCCTGAACGACCTGAAGGATTATGAGGAAGCCGAGCGCGTAGCAGCCCGCATCAGTGCGGCCATGGCTGCCTATGTAAAGAAAGGCACCCCGGATATGTACCAGAGCGATGCCGACGAGGACGAAGAAGACCGCACCTTTGAGTTTTCCCCGGGCGCCGTGTTCGACAACCTGGCACCCGGCGAGGACGTTGGCACCCTGCAAAGCAATCGGCCATCGGCGCTACTTCAGCCTTTCCGCGATTCCATGCTGAAGGCTATCGCCAGCGGCTCAAGCTCTGGCTATTCGACCATCAGTAAGAACTATGACGGCACCTATTCCGCGCAACGCCAGGAGCTTGTCGAGCAGTGGGTGAACTATGCCGCCCTGTCCGATGAGTTCATCAGCGGCTTTGTCGCGCCCGTGGTACGCCGGTTTATCCGCATGGCTGTCATGAGTGGCGCCGTCAAGGTTCCGGCCTCTGTGGATCGGGACACGTTGTTTGATGTGGATTACCTGACACCGGCCATGCCGTGGATTGATCCGGCGAAAGAGGCCAAGGGTCACGCCGAGAATCTGCGCCTGCACATCACCAGCCCGCAGAAGATCATTCGCAGCCGGGGCGACAACCCGGACGAAGTGCTTGACCAGATTGAGCAGTGGGAAAAGAAGCTGCGAGAACGAGAAATCACAATCGAAACCGAGCCCGCCAATGAGCGGGATTTTTCGTCACAGGAGGGCGATAACAATGCCTAAGCGACAAAGCTGGTATGAAATGAAAGCGATGGGCGGGGGCGCTGCCGAAATCCTGCTTTATGACGAAATCGGAACCTATGGGATTTCTGCCAAGGATTTTGCCAATGACCTTGCCGACTTCGGAGAGTTGCGCCAGATCAATCTGCGCATCAATTCCCCGGGCGGCTCTGTCTTTGACGGCAACGCCATTTTCAATCAACTCAAGCAGCACCCGGCGCGAGTCGTGGCAACCATTGACGGCCTGGCCGCTTCGATGGCGTCCGTCATTGCCATGGCTGCCGATCATATCGTCATGCCTGAAAACGCGCTGATGATGATTCACAACCCCTGGATGGTGTCGATGGGCGATGCGGTAGAGCTACGCAAGAACGCGGATCTGCTGGACACCATCAAGACAACCCTGCTCGGCGCCTATGGCCGGTCAATGATGACCGAAGAAGAAATCAGCCAAATGATGGACACCGAAACCTGGCTGACCGGCGCTGACGCTGTTGAATTCGGCTTTGCCGACGAGTTGGCGGGAGAGATGGCCATGGCCGCCTGCGCCAAGTTCGACCAGTTGGCTCAGTTCAGCAAGACCCCTGAGCAAATTCAACCCCAATCGTCAGCACCTGCTGGCAAAGCCGAGAAGAAAGAAACCACACCGTCAGCGGTTGCTGACAAACCCCAAAAGCATGAAGAGGAAATCACCATGCCTGAAGCCAAGAAAGCAGCCGATCAGCCGGTTGACCAGAAAGAAATTGAAGCGCGGATTGCGTCTGACTATCAGGCGAAGCAAAAAGCCCGCGCCTCTGACATCAATGCAGTTTTCGAGGGCTTTGAAAAGCACATCGAACTGCGCAACCAGTGCATCGGTGACGTTGAATGTGGCGTCGAAGATGCCCGCGCCAAGTTGCTCGCAGAGCTTGGCAAAGATCAGAAGCCGACCGGTTCCGTGTTCGTCGGTGACGAAGGCAACCAGGCCAAGGTTAACGCTATGGCTGATGTTGTTGCTATGCGTGCCGGCATCAAGACCCAGAAAGAAGTGGGTGAGAACGCCTATCGCGGCAAGACCCTTCTGGGCCTCGCTGAAGCCTGCCTGGACGCTCGCGGCAAGTCCGTTGCTGGCATGAGCAAGATGGACATTGTTGCCTCTGCCTTCACGCACAGTTCCGGCGATTTCAGCAAGCTACTGGCAAACACCGCCAACAAGGCCATGCTGATGGGCGCCGAAGAAGCCGAAGAAACCTTCCAGCAGTGGACCCGCTCGGGCCAGTTGGGAGACTTCAAGGTTTCCTCGCGTGTTGACCTGAACGCCTTCCCGACACTGGGCAAGGTTCAGGAAGGCGCTGAATATAAGTACGCGACCATGGGCGACCGGGCTGAATCAATCCAGCTTGCCACCTACGGCTCGCTGTTCAGCATCACTCGTCAGGCCATCATCAACGATGACCTGGACGCCTTCACGCGGATTCCGAACCGCATGGGCCGCGCTGCACTGCGCACTGTCGGCGATCTGGTGTACGCCATCCTAACGGCGAACCCGAACATGAGCGACGGCACCCCGCTGTTCGACAACGCGCACAACAACCTGCAGTCGGCATCTGGCATCACGACCAGCTCTGTTGACGCCATGCGTGTTGCGATGGCCACACAGAAGGACGGCAACGCGAACCTGAACATTCGCATGGCTCACCTGCTGGTGCCGATGGCTCTGGAGGGCGCGGCCAACGTTGTTCGTGAATCTCAGTTTGAGGTTGGCGCAACCGCGAAGAACAACACCGTTCCGAACAGCGTTCGCAACACCTTTGACGTGATCGCGGATTCCCGCCTTGATTCAGTCAGCCCGACCGAATGGTTTGGCGCTGCGAATGGCGGCATTCACGACACCATCGAGGTTGCTTACCTGGACGGCAACTCCATGCCAGTTCTGGAAGAGCAGGACGGATGGAAGGTTGACGGCGTTGAGTTCAAGGTTCGGATGGATGCGGGCGTGAGCGCTCTGGACTTCCGCACCATGGCCAAGAACGGCGCATAACTCACCCGGGGCTTAACGGCCACACTCTTTTTTCAAAGCCTTTGGAGGGCTGAATCATGGCTACAAATTTTGTTCAGGCGGGTGATGTTATTGATTACACCGCAGGTGCCGACATTGCTTCCAGCGACGTTGTGGTTGTTGGGAGCTTGGTTGGCGTGGCACACAACGATATTGCCAACGGCTCTGTCGGCCCGGTTGGAATCAGCGGCGTTTACTCGCTGCCCAAGGTATCTGCTGCGGTTATCGCGGCAGGCGAGACGGTCAACTATGACGTTTCCGCAAGCGCCTTTGACGACAATCTGGCAACGCCAGCAACCGGCGACCTGTCCGGTGGCTGCGTGGCAGTTGAAGCGGCTGGCAACGGCGACACCACCGTGCTGGTAAAAATCAACGTCGGCGCTAATACCGTCGCTTGATGAGGAAGGGGGGCGCAAGTCCCCCTCTCTTTCTATGAGCCATTTTGATGACTTGCTGAACATTGCAGACCCCGGGTTCTTTGAGATCCTTGGCGGTGCCTGTACCTACGACGACACCGCAGGGAGCGTGGTATCAACTCGCGTGGTGATCGAGCGGAACGTCGAAACGGTCAGCATGTATGACACGCAAATGGCCACCCTGAGAAATATCGCCAACCTGCTGAAATCTGAAATACCAGATCCGAAGCGGGGGCACATTATTACCGAAGGCTCCAACGTCTACGTTGTGGACCAGTTGGACAGCGACGACGGCCATGTGGTGAGGGTATTGCTGCAATGACCTACGCAAGAATTGACAGGGCCAGCCTGGGCTCACTGCGAATCCTGCTCAACGGGATTCAGGACCAGGCGCCCAAGATACTGACCCGAAGCCTGAACCGCACCGCTCAGAAAGCGCGGACGGATGGCAGCCGGGAAGTCAGAAAACAGGTAAATCTGAAAGCGGCCTATGTAAAAGATAGGCTGAAGATCCGGAAGGCCAGCTTCCGCAATCTGCAGGCGGGCGTTTCCACCCCGATCCGCGGCTTGCTGCTTTCCCGGTTCTCGACCAACCGTCAGATTTCAGGCGACAGCGTTAGCTGGATCAGGCCGCCACAAGTTCCGGCGCGAGGTATCAAGGTTAAGGTTGACCCGAGCAGCGGCGCCAAGGTTGTCACCGGAGGATCGGACACGAAGGGCAAGCCTTTCTATCTAATCTTGCCCGGGAGCGGACGCGTTGCCATTGCATCCAGGCGCAGAACAACCGGGCCAAAAGGCGGAAAGCTCAAGGTTCTTTATGGGCCATCCCTGTCGCAAGTCTTTGACGACGTGATTGCGGATATTTCCGGCCCCCTTAACGAGTTTCTGTCTGACGAAGTTGATAAAAACATTGATACAGCATTGAGGGGCTTCTGATGCCTGACAGCATACGCGAACAGGTGGTGGCGGCTTTTGCCACACGAATTAGTGCAGACCGAGCGCTTCAGCTTGACGGCAACTCTCAACTTCCAGCGCGAACCGTCTGGGATTTCAGCGAGGAAGCCGAGCGAACAACTTACGGAACTCTGAATCTGTCACTGGGTCTGAGTGTCGGCGCGATGGAATTATTTGATCGCACCAAGGGCGCGAGCAAGCAGGCCAACGAAATGCTGGCCAATCTGCTTGAGGACGCTCTGAACGATGATCCTACCCTGGGGGGTCTTGCCGACCGCATCAACTACGTAGAATCGACGGTGGATTACCCGCAGCCGGGACAGGATGAGATAGCGATTCTGGCCAGCTTTGAAATTGCTTACCAGACCCAGGCAACAACCCCTTTCACGCAATAACCCTAAACCCAAGAGCAAACAAGGCCCGCCACTGAGCGGGTTTTTTTGTGTCCGAAAACCGCCCGATATGGGCACTCAGCACCCGGAGAAAAGATCATGGCAAACGCTGAAAATGCAAAGATTCAATACGAAGGTGGGCAGAACCAGTCTGCTATGGGAGCGCTTTCTGATTCTGGCGATGCGACAATTTTTGAGTCAGGCGCCGCACTCTGGTCCCGGCGCTCCGGCTTTTCGCCGGTGATTCGGCCAAACGGCCTTGTAACTGGCGGCAATATCTCTGTTGCTGCCTCTGGCTCCAACAACATGGTGGACGTTAGCGCCCTGACGGCCAACATTGGCGGCGCCGTTGTAGCGGCATCGGCCCAAACCGACCTGACAGTTGCGCGAGCCACTTCAGCAAACACCCATATCGTCTATTCGATCACCGTTGACGCTACCGGAACCGTCGCTGCAGCGGCCGGCAGTCAGGCGACATCATTCAGCGAGACTCGCGGCGGCGCAGGCGGACCACCTTTGGTTGCTGTCGGCAAGGTTGAGATCGGTCAGGTTCGTTTGATTGGAACCGCCGCTGCCGCTGTTGTTGCCTCTGACATTTTCCAGGTGGTGGGCGTTCACCAGGAGCGCTTCGACGTCCCGATCTATGATGTTGATTACCGCAACGGCAACGTGGTGTTCAACTCTGCACTGCCGCTGATTCACACTGGCAACGTGCCGAAAGGGGTTTTTGCTTCATACGCTGAGCCGATCTTCGCAGACGTTCCAAAGGGTACGGACTACGTGCCTGCTGAGACTTCACACTCCACCAGCTCAACCCAGATCTACGGCAGCACCATCGGCAGCACCAGCTCAACGCTGAATCAGGGCAGCTTTACCGCGTTTCTGAACGACGGCATCGGCGATCCACTTGTTCGACTGAAGAACGAAACCCTATGGTTTAAGTTCTTCCCGAGCAAGTTTCAGAGCGCCTATCGTCTGGACCAGGGCAAGCTCGGCATCAGCCGCACTTTCCCTGCCGGTGATGACATTCAGGCAGCCTGCACCATCTCGCCAGAGTCTGACGGTTCGGATGTTGCCGCGTAATGCTGGACGTTAAAGCATTCCGTAAGGCCGAGTTTGTTCCGCGTGAAATGGAAGTCACGCTGGACGTTCTGGCTAAGGCTGGGTTCGGTGATGGCAAAGTGAAGGTGCGCGGGCTGACCGCTCACGAACTGGCCACCGCCGAAGAATCCGCAGACAACAGCAAGATGTTGATGGGCGTTGCCGAGAAGCTGGCTGGGGCATCAAAGGATAAGTTGGCAGGGCTGCTTGACGGCCTTGGCTTGTCTGGCGATGTGCCGCAAACGCTGGCTCGGAAAATGTGCCACGTTCAGATGGGGGTCGTTGATCCCGAGATGGACTTGGGCGACGTCGCCAAGCTCGCGGAAACCTTCCCGATTGAGTTCGGCATGATCGCCCGCCACATTTACGAACTGACCGGCAAAGGGCAAATTGCCCAGGTAAAGCCAAAGCCCTCTGGAAAGACCCCGGCATCCAAGCAAGCCTAGCACTGGCCGAAAGAAACGGGCAGATGCTTTTTCAGATCCGCCCAGATGTT